AGCATCAGACCTCTCCTTTAATCCGCGTTTTAGAACGCTTTGTCTGACGGGAGAATGCGCCATGGGCGTCGAAAAAGGAAGTGCGTTTCTGTTGAAGGTGGGAAATGGCAACGTCCCGGCAACATATGAGACGGTGGCCGGCATGCGCACCACCCAGCTGTCGGTGAATGGCGAGGCGGTCAACATCACCAGCAAGGATTCGGGCGGCTGGCGCGAGCTGCTGTCGGGCGCGGGGGTGCGATCGGTCAGCGTGTCGGCGGCCGGCATCTTCACCGGATCGGCGGCCGAAATCCGGGTGCGCAATCATGCGCTGGCCGGCACAATCGAACATTATGAGCTGAGCTTCGAGAGCGGCGAGCGGATGCGCGGCCGCTTCCTGGTGACGCGGCTCGACTATGCCGGCGACTATAATGGCGAGCGCAACTATGCGCTGAGCCTGGAAAGCAGCGGCGCGGTGGTAAGCGAATGAGCGGCGGGGCGGTAAACCCCGTGCGGGGGGAAGCGGCGCTGGACCTGGGCGGCGAGACGCTGGCGCTGCGGCCGAGCTTTGCCGCTTTGGTGGCGGCGGAGGAAGAGCTGGGGCCGCTGTTCGCGCTGGTCGAGCGGGCGGCGGACGGGAAGCTGACGCTGGCCGAACTGGTCGGGCTGTTCTGGCATTGTCTGGTTGAGCGCGAGGCGCTGAGCCGGGAGGCGCTGGGCGAGGCGCTGCTGGCGGCGGGCCTCGCGCGGGCGACGCCGGTGCTGAAGGCGATATTGCAACAGATATTGGCGGGGCGATGACGCGCTTTGCGGAAGGCGAAGTTATGCGCTTCGCGCAGGGGGCTGGGCGGCTGGCGGGGATCGCCGGCTGGCTGCTGGGGTGGCGGCCGGACGAGTTCTGGCGCGCCACCCCGGCGGAACTGCGCGCCGTGCTGGCGGCGATGCGCGGGGATGACGCGCCGGTCGACGGGGTGGATGCGGGCGCGCTGGCGCGGCTGATGCAGGCGATGCCGGACTGACCAGATCAGAAAAAGGGGAGCGCCATGGACGAGGACATCGAGACATTGGTGGTGCGGGTGCGGGCCGATACGCAGGGGCTGGCCCGCGATGTCGAGGCGATGCGGGCGGGGCTGGAAGGGCCGCTGGGCGATGGCGCCGACCGGGCGGGGCGGCGGATCGAGCAGGGGCTGTTGCGCGCGGTGCGGACGGGCAAGTTCGGCTTCGAGGATCTGCGGCGGATCGCTTTGTCGGTGCTGGACGAGATTGCGGCGAGTTCGCTGCGATCGGCCGTGGGCGGTGGCAGTGGGGGCGGGCTGGTGCAACTGGGGGCGTCGCTGCTGACCAGCGCGCTGGGCCTGCCGGGGCGGGCGACCGGCGGGCCGGTGGCGCCGGGGCGGGCCTATATGGTCGGCGAGCGCGGGCCGGAACTCTTCGTGCCGACGGCGAGCGGGCAGGTGGTGCCGGGCGGCGGCGGCGGGCGCGACGTGCGCGTGAACATCGCGGTGCAGGGGCGTGGGAGCGAGAGCGAGGCGCGGCTGCTGGCGCGCAGCGCGCGGCAGGTGGCGCGGGCGGTGCGGGGGGCGCTGCAATGAGCGGGATCGATTATTGGCTGGCCGACGGAGGCCCGGCACAGGGGCGGGTGCAGGAGAGCCGCTTCATCAAGCGGTTCGACCCGATGTGGTGGACGGTGAATTTCCCCCGGCCGATGATGGCGAGCGTGGTGATGACCGGGCCTGATAGTCTACGGGTAGATGCGGTCTTTTATGGCTCCGGCGATCTGGCGGGGCTGATCTGGGACGCGGCGGACCAGTGGAGCCACCCCCTGCTGGCCTATGAGACGGCGCGGGATTTCCGGCAGTGCGTGCTGCGTTTCCGCTGGCGCAGCGGCGGACTGCGGCGGCTGGACGAGACGCATGGGCCGACGCTGACGATCGAGGGGCGCGATGCCGATGGTGCTCCGCGCGCCTGGTATGTGCGGCTGTGGAACTATGCCAGCGGCGGGCCGGAAGATGCCGAGATCATGCTGGATTTTGCTGCGCTGGAGGGCGGGTTTCGGCTGCCCGACGATAGCGATCCGGTCTGGGCCGGCGATGTCGACCGGATGTTCATTTCGCTGGTGCCGCCCGCCTCTGATGCGGGCGATACCGGCTTTGCCGCGCCGGTCGAGGGTTGGGCGGAACTGAGCGACATCGTCTGCGACGGGGCGGGATCGGTGCTGGCGGCGGGTGACGTCATGCTGCCGGAGCATGGGCTCAGCATGGCGACCGGCTATGACGATTGTTTCAACCAGACGCCCGAGCGGCTGGTCGCGGCGATCCATGCGCTGGGCTATCGCGGGGCGATCAACCATTATGTCGGGATGAGCCATTATTTCCGGCTCGAACGGCTGGGCGCGGGCCTCTATGTCAGCCTGGCCGGCGGGGTGCTCAATGCGCCCTGCGCCGCCTGGCATGCCGACTTTGCGCGGCGGGCCAAGGCGATGGGGCTGGGCGTCATCTGGTCGCTATCCTATGAATTGTTCGACGCCCATTGCTGGAACGACTGGAAACAGCGGGCGGAAAATGGCGACCCGGCGCTGACCGGCTGGTCGCCGCCATCGACCCTGCTGTCGCCGGCCCATGGCGGGGCGATGGGCTATTTGCAGGCGGTGGCGGGCGCCTTTGTTTCCATTGCCTTGAACGCAGGGATTCCGATCCTGTTTCAGGTCGGCGAACCCTGGTGGTGGGTGATGCCGGCGGATGGGCGGATCTGCATCTATGACGATGCGGCGCGGGGGGTGCTGGGCGGGAGCCCGGTGTCGATTGCGGATGTGCGCGGCCCGCTGAGCGCGGCGCAATGCGATCTGCTGGATGAGGCGGGGGCTTTGCTGGCGGCGTCGACGGCGGCGCTGTGCGCGGCGGTCCGGGCATTGGCGCCGGACGCGGTGACACATCTTCTGGCCTATCTGCCGACCGTGCTGGACCCGCTGGCGCCCGAAGCCAAGCGGGCGAACATGCCGGTCGGCTGGGCGGCGCCGGCATTCGATGTGCTGCAACTGGAAGATTATGACTGGGTGACGCAAGGGCGGCCCCGACTGACCGCGCGGGGCATCCAGATGGCGACCGCGCGGCTGGGCTATCCGGTTGAGCAGCAGCATTATTTTTCCGGCTTCGTGCTGTTGCCCGAGCAGGCCGACCAGTGGCGCGCGATCGCGGCGGCGGCGCAGGCGTCGGTCGGGCGCGGCACGGCGGCGACCTATATCTGGGCGCTGCCCCAGGTCGCGCGCGACGGCTTTACCTGTTTCAGACTGGATGGGGAGGATGCGATGCAGGCCTTTGACGATGTGCGCTTTCCGATCGCGATCGGGCGGGAGGCGAGCGTGGCGCCGGCCTTTTCGACGCAGGTGGCCGAAAGCCCATCGGGCCATGAGCGGCGCAGCAGCGACTGGGCCGACGCGCGCCTGTCCTTCGACGCCGGGCCAGGGGTGCGGTCCGACGCGGACATCGCCGATCTGATCGCCTTCTTCCGGGCGCGGCGCGGGGCGGCGCGCGGCTTTCGCTTCACCGATCCCTATGACGACCGGAGCGGGCCGCCGGGCATGGCGCCGGGGCCGCTGGACCAGCGGCTGGGCAGCGGTGACGGGGTGACGACCGATTTTGTGCTGATGCGCCATTATGGCGGCGGCGCGGACGCGCAGGCACGGCGCATCACCCGGCCGGTGGCGGGCACGATCCGGGTGGCGATCGACGGGGTGGAGCAGGCCGATGGCTGGCAGCATGCCGGGCTGGGGGTGATCGCGTTCGATGCGGCGCCGGGCGAGGGCGCGCTGATCACGGCCGGCTATCGCTTCGACGTGCCAGTGCGCTTTGCCGAGGATCGGCTGGAGATTAATCGGGCGACCTTCGCTGCCGGGGAAGCAGTGTCGGTGCCGCTGGTGGAGATACGCGAATGAGCGGGGGACTGGAGGAGGCGCTCTGCACGCTGGCCTTTTGCTGGCGGCTGGAACGGCGCGACGGGGTGGCGATAGGCCTGACGAGCCATGACCGCGACCTGGAGATTGACGGGCTGCG